GCACATAGCGGTCTGCACCGTCTACTGTCAGCCCTTCGACAGACACAGGACGGGCGTTCGTTTCACCCACATAGCCCAGCAGGGCTGTTGATGTCATTGCGTTGTAATTTTCGTCTAGTCTGATTACCATTTCTGCACCCCCTATACGATTGCTATGTAGTCAATGCTGTACGTTCCTGCAGGCACATTGACAGTGGTTGCGCCATTGCTAGGACCCATGCAAATCACTGCGAAATATGCGCCCTTGTACACCTGCACATGGGTGCAGTAGTTCTGAAATGGGCTAGGTGTGCCGATATCTCTCAGTGACACGCATATCTGCTTCGGCACAAAATCCAAATTTAGCGGTATCTGCACGCTTGAAGCTGCCTTTTCCAACGTGTATTCAATTGTACCGCTTTTTATTTTATTCTGGTTTAGGTCATTTACTGCCTGTTCTGTTGCCGTTAGTGCGTCAACCAACGCCTGACGGACATCACGGCCGTAAAATGCGTTTCTGACAGTTTCGATTGCTGCTGCCAAATCAACGTTATTTGCCATTTTATTCCTCCTAGTCTAGTGTGTGGTTTTTCGTCGTTACGCTGTTACACATGATATCACCTGTTTTGCCGTAGCACTGCACTGCGGTTTTTTCATTTTCGTTATACAGGTACATCGCCCTGTTATTGGTATCAACTGTAAATACTTTTTTTCCGCTGTCTGTGTACGTTGAAATATTACCACTATTTGTATCTAGTGAAAATTTTAATTCGTCATTCCAGTAGCCTGACATAGCACCAGCCTGCAGGACGATATGACCGCCTATCGTGCTGTTATCAATGCGTATCTCCAGCGGACTGATTTTCAGCGTCCATTCATTATGGGATAACTGAATTACACTGGTATTCTGGCTAGACGTTTTTATATTTATCGTTCCGCCTGTGATAGTTGCCGATTTCGACGACAGCCTATTGGCGATAACGTTACCGTTCTCGTCCACCTTGAACGTTCCGCTGCCGTTGTTGATTTTCAACCCTGTCAGGGTCAGGGCGGTTATAAAACTAGCCACCAAATTTCCGTCGATAGTCCATGCGTTTGTGTACGGCCCTGTTTTTGCAGAACCGCCGTCGGATGATTTCCAAAAACCTAGTCCGTTCTTGTTCAGCTGAATGCAGGATTTACAGGTATTTATGTCAGCCGTATCCATAATCAGAATGCGCTCTGGTTTTTCTGACGGGTCAAGAATAACGTGTCCACCCTCTGCACCTGTGATAAGCTTAGTTGCATTCTCTATCTTACTGTCTATGACCTGTCTGTTTCTGAATTCACTATTATCAATAGCGGTCTGCAGGCTCTTGGTTTTTGCTGTCATGAACCCCGTCATGGTTTCAAATTTGTCACCGAATGTCAGCTCGGATTGTTCAGGGCTGTCAAGGTTTATAGTAATGCCGATTATGCGCAAATCTTCATCAATCCCCATAAGAGGGTTGACAACACGATACCAGCACCCCAGCTCAAACTGTTCAAGATTCATATCAATTGTCGACAAATCAACCGCAGTTATTTTATACTGCTTTTTGGCTTTGTTTGCACTTTTCAGGTATGCTGTAGCTTTTGTTTTCAAAACTGACGCCTGCGTTACGTCGTCCCACGTCTGTGTACCGCTGATAACGCCATACTTAGCGACCAACGCACTATCTTCAATATAGTCTTTACCGCCGTTTACACTGCCAATCGTCAACCTTTTCTCGCTGTCGGTCAGCTTTGCGCCCAACGGATATAGCCGTGTAATAACGCTCGTTTCATCAACTTCACGGCTGATAGTTTTGAGATTTACCGCCAGTTCTATTTTTGTGTCTGTGCCGTGTCCGATATGTTCCAGATAGTCTATGTACACTTTTCCGCCTTGGTCTCTCAGCTGAATTTCACCGCCGAATTTTCCGACCAGCTGTTCAGATATAGCGTCCATAGTCGATACCCAATTGACAGAATACGTGTAGTTATTTTCACCCGTCACAGTGACCTGCCCGACCGATATTTGTTTATCATCACCGACCTGCGCATTGTGTTTGGAAATGAATGACGCTAGCACTGTCCGAACGCCTACCACTTTGTATTCTGCATACGGCTGAACGCTGTCATATAGCCAACCTAAACGCCCCTCACAGGTGACAGATTTACAAATCAGACCTTGCTCGTCCATGCTGTCAGGGCATTTCAGCACACGCCCGATAAAAACGTCTTTGCCTGTGCTATCGTCCGTGACAGTGACCGATGTTGTCAGTGGTTTCAGTTTGTCATATCCTGCATTGTCGGGGTATATGGTAAACGTGAAACTGTCAACGGCATTGACAACCTTGATACCTTTTCCGCCAAAAATGCGGTCAAGATTATCACTATGTATCGTAGTTTTTTCAGCGCCATTTGTGATAGTGACAGTGTGCATTTATAACACCTCCTCATGCAGATCCAGTGTGAGAGACCCGAAGCCATATGCTGACAAAGTATTCAACCCAGGTTGTAAAATCAGTTCGTCCATATCGAATGGTTTTTCTGTCGGTCTGTATACCTTTTCGGATATATCAACGCCGTTATTTTGGAAATGCGTGAATCCTACCTCGTCGGTATCATCAGCAGACCGCCTATATATCAGACGTGGTTTTATCGGCACGTCCGAATACAAATAGACTTTCAGAACGCCCATAGGGGCGTGTGGAGCCATTTCAATAGCCGTCAACGTCATATCCGTAAGATTTAGATAGTCATTTTCAAAACTGAAATCATCAAATCCCTTGTCTGAAAAATCATCAGATATCTTATACGGCTGTGCTTTGAACGACGCCGTTACCTCAATATGGTAGCCTTTTTCGCTTTCGGCACAGCTAATTGCTCTAGCCTTATAGTGATAAATTTCGGCATCGTCATATAAATCGCATTCCCCAGCCGACAAAATCCAGTTTTCAAAATCTGCCACTGTTTTCCGCAGGGTGGTTTTTGGACAGTCCATAAACACGAATTTGTATGTCAGTGTTCGTGTATCATAGGTAGGTTTACCGCCATTCTGATATGTGAAACATATGTCGCCATTGCGGTATGGTATAGTAGCCGATATATCCCTAATACTTGGTGGCGGTGTACTGCGTGATGTCAGCAACGCTCCGAAATCGGTATAGGAATTTTTGCCATTTATCGTTATACTAGACATTGTCAGCCACCCTCCTAGCGTTCAGATTGATTTTTTCAGCCATAGCAACGTCCATGTATGGCGCTGTCACTGTGGCAAAACGTTTTCCGTCAATGTTCATAACCACTGTCAAATCACCGCTCTTGCCGTTTGACGTCGTGCTGTCGGCTTCGGTTGATATTTTGTCAGCAGTTTTTCTTGCGGTCTGTCTGCCTATCATGACAGGGTCCATTTCAGCCGATACACCTGCAACACTGTCAACGATAGCCTGTGCCTCGTCCACTGGTTCGTCCGCAGTGTCTTCCATGCCGACAGCGATACCAGACGGCAGATACTGACCGACCTTTTTCGCCATGACCCTTGACGGGGAATGAATGTCGAAGAAATCGCAGAATCCGTCTATAATGGCACTGCCTACGTCTTCCACCACGCTCCAAATTCCGCTGACAGCAGAAACCAAGCCGTTCAAAATGCCTTTGAGAATATTTGCGCCCAAGTCCAGCCAATCAACTTCCTTGAAGCCGTCTATGATAGCGCTGATTATATCAGGCAGTGCGTCGATAAGGTCAGGCAGAGCCTGTGGCAAGCCCTGTGCTAATGCGACAATCAGTTCCATACCTGCCTTGACTAGCGCTGGCAGATTTTCTGTCAATGAATCTGTTATAACAGGTATCAACGCTATTATTGCGTTTATCAAATCAGGCGTGCATTTGGTCAGACCTGTTATCAATCCTGTTAATAGTTGGAAACCGCCCTCAATGATTGCTGGCAGATTTTCAATCAATGTGTCAGTTATTTGTTTTATCAAACTAGGCAACATTGGCATTAACTGTTTGATAACGTCATTTAGTCCGTCAATCAGACCTAAAAACAGTGTGATTGCACCCTGCACCAGTTCAGGTACTAGCGTCGGGATAGTTGAAACCAATGCATTTATCAGCCCGAAAAAGCCGTTAAGCAGTGACGGCAAAATTGAGTTGATTAGCGACGGAGCTGATTGTGCTAGCGATTGAATGATAGATGTTAAAACTGTGGTTGACGCTGTGATTAGTGTAGGTGCGTTTTCGGCTAGCGTTTCTGACGCAGAACTGAACAGCCCAGATATAACAACAGGAATTTGTTCGATCAAGCCGTCAAGACCGCCACTGTCATATGCGTCTAGCAAACTAGAAACGCCGTTAAACAGTTGGGTAAAGCCGCCCGACAATTTTTGAACAGCTGGCAACGATTTTGTCAGAAAATCTGCCGCCATTCCCTTTGCACCTGCCATAACAGGTGTGAACGCAGTTCCCAAAGACGCAAGGGCGTCCTGCAATTCAAAACTAGCACGTTCATAGTCCAGCGTTGATTTATTTGCAGATTGGTATTCGTTATTGATTTCCGACAGACCCGAATTTGCCAGCCAATCAAGGGCATACTGCTGACGTTCTGCTTCTGACGTGCAGTTCTGTAGACCCGCATTAAAATCATCAACGCTATCACCCATACGCCCGATAAGCTCTGAAAACTGACCTGTCGCAGCACCTGTGGCAAGGGTTTCCTGCAAGCTGTCTGAAAGGCTCTCGATTTTCAAGGTATCAGGGAATTTTTCAACTGCTCCGCTAAGTGCATTTATAGCAGGCGTCATTTGTTCATCGCTGAAACCGATAGCCATAAGGTTTGATAACGCTTCAATACTTGAATCAGATTCGCCAGTGATAGCCACCAAATCTTGCATTTTTGATTTCATAAAATCAAAATTGTTGCCACTGGTTTCGGCGTTTGTTTTCAGCTTGGTCATATCGCTGTTCCATTCACGGCTAGTTTCGACGTTTGCCGCAAGTGCCGTTGTTACAGCTGCAAGACCAACACCTATGGTCTGTGTGTATTTCTTGAACCCGTCAGCCGCCTTGCCTATCATGGCTGTGTCTATTTTGCCCAGCGTTGCCGTGAACTTCACGGCTTTGCTTGCCGCACCGCCTATGGCAGAACCGACTTTTTCGACTTTTTTTATGACAGGTTCGACCTTGTCTTTGGTTTCTTTGAATGCCGTGCCGATAGCATTGACATTTTTCTTTTCATCTTTCAGACTTGACAGCTTCGACTTTGTCGTTTCCAACTCACGCTGAAACGCACGATACTGTCCTGCGTCTATCTCGCCTTTTTTATACTGTGCTGTGACCTGTGATTGTGCCTCTTTCAGCACGTCCAGCTTGGATTTTGTTTCTTTGATACTATCTTTCAGTAGGTCTTGTTTTTGTTTGACCAACGTGACGTTATTCGGGTCTAGCTTCAGGGCTTTATCGACCGCTTTCAACTCGCTTTCCAGCTCACGGCTCTTTTTGTTCGTTTCTTTCAGCGCCTTGTCAAGACCTGTGGTGTCACCGCCTATTTTTATCGTAATACCCTTTATGCTACTTTTTGCCACCTATCATTACCCCCTTTCCGAATTTTTCTCGCAAAGCCTGTCGGTCAGGCTTCGTTAAGGTAAGCCTATATGCGTTATCTAGGTATTCTTGACCGCTCTCGCTCTGCCTGAGCCGTGCGATAAATGCGTCACGACGTATCAGCAGATAGTCATAGTAGTCCATATCATCAACATCATATAGCGATATACCCATATAGTCCGCAACCAGTTTTTCCCACGTTGAGGAAATTTCATATTTTTCCCCCTCTCTATCCTGCGGTGGATAGTAGGGGAGTGCTAGTTTTTTGAATTTTTGATTTCCAGCAGATAGTCGATATATGTGTGGTAGAACATCTGAATGTCATAGATATCCCAATCAGCCAGTGTTTCAGCCGTTATTGGTATCTTTGCGATGTTGTGCGACATCAGCTTTGCACACATTTCGATTGCTTCATTCAACTTGTTGCCACCTAGCTTTTCGGATATTTCCCCGAACGCTTCAATTTCACCCTTTGTGGGTGGCATAACAAAAATCGTGGTATGCTTTTCATCAGCCAGCTCGATACGCAGGCTAGGTTTTTGCATTTTATTGAAATTCAACGTCTTTGGCATTTTTCTGTATACCTCCAAAAAACAGCCCACTGAAAATCTCAGCAGGCTGTGTATTTGTGTTGCTTATGTAGCGCTTATTGACTTATCCTCTTCAATATAGGTAATCAGCGTTCCTTCGCTGTCGCTTGGCAGTGCTTTGAATTCTGCGTCAATAACGCTTTCCTTATCCTTTGCAAATGCCAGCTCGATGCCGCTCTGATTGTTGCCCACGATCATGACCCATATATCTCCGTCAACTGCGTCAACGTGGTGAAAACACAGAACATACCTCTTGCGACGCATATTCTTCAGACCACCAATCTTGACAGTTCTACGTTTCTTGCTGGTATCTTCTGTAACTCTTGCAGTATCGCAGAGAACGTCAAGGGTATTGCCGTTGAATACCATGATACCAGTTTTCAGTGTAGCCTCTTCTTCGGTGATGATTGTCTTCTGGTGTGTGCCATCATCATCACTTGCGGTGTAGAATGTCGGCTTATAGGACAGGGTTGCACCGCCCTGAATATAACCCAGCACATTGGCTTTGGTGCAGATAGTATCAACATCAGGTATTGTTTCATCGTTGAAATCCTGATAGTAGACATAACCGCTGCCAAGAATAATATTGCTTGGGGCTTTCTTTGTTTCAGCCATTTTAATTCCTCCTTTTTAAATTTGTGATTTATGTACGAACAATTTTTCAACAGATTTTGGGCGTTTGTTATTACTATTTAACGTTCTTAAAACTTCTTTTTGCCAAACGCAAACAAAATCGTCAGGTGCTTGCAGTTCCGAAATAAATACTGTGTTTTTCTCACTGATTTTTCACATATATTTCCAAAATTCAGTGTTATCAAATTCGCCTGTTGAATAGCCTGTAACATTAGCATATGGTGGGTCAGCGTATACTATAGGCCCGTCAGGAATGTCAACACTGCGATAGTCGGCACAGGTGAATTTTGCCGTTTTAAGATTTTCAAAATCTCGCATTATAGCATTCTTACCTTGCTTGGCATAGTTGTCACCCTTTTGGTTTCGGGCATAGCCGCCAAACCATTTCGCACCAAACGAACACGCAAAGCCCACAAAGCCAGTCAACGCCTTATCCTCGTCCTTATGCTCACGGATATATCTATACTGTTCTTCAGATATATTTTCGGGCAAATCATAGCCGTTTTGTAGTGCCTGATACATAGCTATCAGATATGGGTGCAGGTCATTGCATATAACATTTTCAAAATGTGGTGCTAATTTTGTTTCGATTGCACAGCCGCCACAGAACAAACTTACAAACGTCTTAGTGCCTTCCTTTTTTTTGTAAAATAAGTTCTGAGATAGGTTTTGCTATCCTGCATTTTCCGCCTAAATATCGCATTGTTTCTTCCTTTACTTCAGGTAATTGGTAAATGAATATCTTATCTGATATTCCTTGCTGTCCTCAATCCAGCTTTCAGACTTTTCCAAATCAAAATCCGCAAACTGTTTCTCAACAGCCGTTTCTAATTCAACGTCGATTTTCCTAGTGTACAATTCAATGACTATCGTCTGCTCTCGCAGGCTTGCGGGGTGCATATCGTCTCCGCTGTCTATGGTGCTTTCACGATAAAACACGCAGTAGGGCGTTTTCATTTCACCACGTGATGAATAGTATGCGACCTTGTCTTTCAGTTCGTCGATAGCCGTTAATCGTGAACGTATATCAGCCAATGTCAAATTCATTTCTTCAACCTCGTTTCTATCAACTCAGGCAGTGCCTTTTGCGCATATTCCTCAACTGGTTTGATATGCACAAATGCCTTTACTCTGCCCTTACCGCCTTTCTTTGCGTGACCATGCTCCAGCAGATGTGTCAGGTAGTAGTATTTTTTGTTTCGCACAACAACACGTTTGTTACCAGACTTAGCGTATACTGTTTCGGCTTTCCAGTTTTCGGCATACTCGCCTGTGCGACGTGGTGATGTGGCTTTCAGCTTTTCGACACATTGGTCTGCAACCTCGTCGATACAGCCGTCAACTATCTTGGCGGTTTCTTCGCTGTATTCTTTCAGATCATCAGCGACCTGTTTTGCCAGTTTGCTGACATCAATTTCAACCGATTTCATCAGCTATCACCACCAAAACGTTCAGCCGTCAGTTCAATGGCTATTCCTGCGACATATGTGCGTATGATACGATATTCCCGACCGTTATAGAATAACATATCTTCATCGTCATAGTCATAGTAATCTGCCATTTTGATTTTCAGCGTAGGTTGAAATCCTGCTTGTGCGGCGCTGTAAAATTCAGAACGTGAAATTGATGATACTTGACAGAAAACCTCTTTGGCATTCTCCCAGTCAACGACCTTTTCTTGATTTCCTATCTCGTCCGAAACTATCTTTGCTTTGGCGATTTTTACAACATCATTAAACATCGTTAAATCCCCTCCGTGTAGTCCTCGTTCAGACTTAGTGCGTCTCGCAGGCGCTCGTAGTTCTTGCGAAAATCTTCACCTTTGCCGTTGAAATCATATTGCCATTTGACATAGTTTTCGATAGCCTTTTTTAGAATTGCACTGCAATCGTCGGCGTCAAAGGGAACGAACACGCCCACACGCTTCAAATCTTCCATGCAGGCGTCAACGTTTGACATAATGTCGCTATCTAGCTTGTTGTGCGATATCCTCAACGAATTTTTCAAACTTTCTAGCATTCGTTATGCCCCCTTTTTTTTGTCATGATTACTTGCTTTTCTTGGTCAGCGTTACAAGGCTGTTCTTGTCGATGACCTTGCCATCTACTAGCATGACCGCCTTTGTTATCTGGTCTTCGGTGTCATTATCCTCATATCTTTTGACTGTCATCTGGAGATTTGTGTTGAGGATATAGTCCTCAGGGCGGAAGAAGAATGCAACGATTTTATCAGCCGATACAGTGTCTGCATAAGCGTCGATATCGTCAGAGAACACAACAGGTGTGCCAAGGATTGATGGCTGCATATCTCCGTTAAGACCATAGTTGACCCTAGCGATAGGCTGTCCGTTTGTGTCTGTCAGTGCCTGGATATCGCAGAATGTTGCAAAGTTCATGAACATCTTAACGCCTGCTCTGTAGCCTGACGGAATTTTCTTCTTCATATCCCACAGGGTATTGTATGTAATACCGTTTGCCAGTGCAACGTTCACATTCTGACCGTTGACAACAGTTTCTTTTATGATGCCCTTTGGCTTGCCTGAGCCGTCGCCCTTGATGATTGCTGTTTCGATAGCAGCGATCATTGCGTCGGCTACCTGATTAGCAAATACTGTCTCAAAGAAATCAAGAGATACTACCGAAACTTCAAGAGACATGGAGATAGCACATCTCAGCTTGTAGTAGCTGAAAGCGATTGAGCCTGTGGACTTCTTCTGTGTGTCAGAGCTTGCGCCCTCAGCGACCCATGTTGCAACTGGCTTGGCACTCGAAGTAGGAATTGTCACGCCACCCTTGATATTGGTCTTTGTGACAAGGGCATAGATCTGGCCGTGCTCCTCCAGCTTCTCGACGATTCTCTGCATGGTTGTTGACGGAATAACAGCCGCAACGTCAGTGGTCTTTGTGGACTGTGCCTCGTTCGCAAACTTCGCAGGGATTGGTGTGCCCTCGAGAATGTTGTGCATAAATGCAGTTCTGTACTCTATGCTGTCATAGATGTTTGATGTGTGTGTGATCGCATTCTCGTTCATCTTGTTTTCATTCCTTTCGATGATATTTTTCATGGTGTCTGACGCATGGCCTTTTGTCATAGCGTTCAGATTTGCCTGTGCCTTTGCCGCTTCCTCAGCGTCATTCATCAGCTTTTCAGCTTCGTCAAAATTGCCCTCGTCGATGAGAGCCTGAGCCCTGTCAAGCATTTCCTGTCTTGTCATTTTTATAACCCTCCTTTAATTTGTCTAGCCTTGCCTGTGCTGTTATCTTTTTGTCAGCACGCTCAGCTTTCATTTTTTCGATTACGTTCTGCGGTATGATATCGCAGTAGGCCGCCACAAGCTGTGATTTGACGTTCTTGCTCCCTGCGATTTCGTCTATCAGTCCCAACTCGACCGCTTCATCAGCCGTCAACCATGTTTCCTTGTCCATGATTTCCAGTGCCTTTTCTTTTGCCATGCCTGACTTGGTTATGTAGGCATTTGCAATGGTTTCATTGGCTTTCTGCAAAATCTCTGACATTTTGTCCATGTCATGGTAATCACCTCTTGTCGCTGATGATACGTTATGTACCATGATCTGTGCCGTCGGCGATATATCTGACTTGCCTGCACACGCTATCACGCTTGCCGCACTTGCCGCAAGACCGACAACGTGTATTTTGACGTCACCTGAATATTCACGGATTGCCGAATAGATTTCGGACGCCGCAAAAATATCACCACCGCCAGAGTTGATGTAAACTTCCAACGGCTCGCCTTTTTCAGTTGCCGCAGCTATATCTTGTAAGACCCTCGCAGGGGAAGTGGCGTCAATGCGGAAAAAGTCATAAATCCATTGGTCATCACTCGGAATGATTGTACCTTTGACGTTAATTTTCATCGTTTTCACCTCCCTCACTGCTGTCTATCTTTGCCGTGTCTAGTCTGACATAGTACTGATCGCCCGAAGGAATGTCAGCCAGATTGAACACGCTTCGAATTTCGTTTGCGTTCATGATACCTCTGTCGAAAAACTGCACCAAATTCAGTTTGGTTGACATTGACGCAGTGCTCAGATTGAACGCTTCAAAAACTATCTTATTGCCATATCCTCTTTCGATACGGCTGAATAGTTTTCGTGTGAATTCGCCAGCCAGTTCCATTACTACTGGTTCTATCTCCGATTCGTAGTAGGCGTTGTACTGGTCTTCCGTGTAGTTCGACTGTACGATATTGGCGTTCGTATTAAACAGCGAATAAATTCTCTGCGTGGTTTTTTCCATGACCGATGAATTCGGTACATAATCCTTTGCGTCAACTTGTTTTGCGTCAGCTTTGCTGTCGACTGCCGCAACACCTGTGCCGTTCTGAACGCTCATGAACTGCTCGCTAAACTCCTGCGCCTGCTTTTTCAAATCTTCAGGGCGCAGGGAGCTGGTGAACTTCAACAGCCAGCGAATAATTGACGAATTCTTGATTGCCTTGACAATGCCCTGGTCTGTAGTTGTTACGATTTCCATTAGTGGCGTCAGTGTTTCACTCAGCCGTTCGCCAAAAATATCGTCCTTGTAAAAATCGCTACGCAGATGAATGATATCTGCATACGGAAACGTATATCTTTGCCCATTGAAAAATGTGAATTTCAAATACAAATCGTTGCCGATATATACGCATTCCGCACTGTCCGCAGGGATAGGATATAGTTCAGTAGGATAGCCGTTGCCGTCACGGATAATCAGGATAAATGCGTTGTTGTTCAAACACAGCTGTGTTGCAATTTTTTCCAACATTTTCTGCATTGTCATGAACTCGTTAGGCTCTTCCAACAGCATTCGCATATATGGTTCAGGGTTTATCTCGATACTGCCGTCACCATTTCGGCTATATGATTTTCTGATATGCTTTGCGGTCAGTTTTCCAATAGCCTTGATCTTTGGGCGAATACAGGCACGCACCAAATCCGACCGATAAACATTGCCGTCCCAACTATAGTAGCCGTTGCCAATTTCCGACATCATCTTATATCGGGTCACTACCTGTGATCTGTTTTTAAAACGATTTATCAGACCCATTTTTTTCACCCCTTTCCTATATCAAACTCTCAAATTCTTCCTGTCGGTTATAATAGACCACATATGCGTCCAATAGTGCCGCAAGTCCGTCTATTCTCTGCGTTCGGTCAGATTTCTTACACGGCTGAATGTTGCCATTGACGTCTGTCTTTACAGCCGTATTCAGGAAACACCATTTGTCAATCGGGTTGTTGTCATAAACGATGTTGTGTCGCTGAAACTCAGCTTTCAGGTTCTTCATCGGGTCAGACAGTGTTATAACGCCCTGGCGCACAGGTATTAAAACGCCCTTGCCAAACTCTTCTTCAAACGCCTTTATCAGCTCGTCCGAAACGTGCCAAGGGTCATAGCCGATAGCCAACGGATAAATATCTTCTTTATCCCTCAGTTCCAAAAACCAGTCTAGGATAACACGCTTGTTGACTTTGTTTCCCTCGCACGTTCTCAGCAGACCTTGCGATTTCCACAATTCATACGGCACACTATCTCGTCCACGTCTGTCACCCTTTTCAGCGTCAGCGTCAAGAACGGCTTGCGGAATCCAGTACATAGATTTTACATACAACCTATCATCATCAGGCTTTTTGCAGATAGCCTTTGCAGCATTCAGGTCTATATAATCAGCGGCATCAAAACCGCCAATGAAATATCTGAACGGATAATCTACAACAGTTTCTTCATTGTTCAGCTCGTCCCACCTCAGCCAGCCGCTTTCGGTATTCTGTGGGAGGTTAAAATCTTTGACCATAACCGTTGCTTTGAAGCTAGGGTCATCTTTGGCTTTCTGCACCATTTGTCGCAGATAGTCTATTGATTTTATCGTACCCAGCCCGGGATTTGCTTTTATCCAACATTCTTCCTTATCCCATTCGTCGGGGCTATCCAGTTCGTTGATAAACGGCAGAAACCTTTTGTTGATTTCCGTCAGCCGTCCGTATAGCAAATTATTTGCATATTCGTATTGGGCGTCAAAGATACCACCACGAACGAAGCCGTTTGTTGTAATGCAAAATAAAATGGGTTGCTGTCTAGCACCCATTGCTTGCTTTATCAAATCATATAGATCTCGGTTCTTTATTGCCGCCAATTCGTCGATAACACCGCAGTGAACGTCCAATCCGTCAAGGCCGTTTGAATTGCTGGCAAGAGCCTTTATAAATCCCATGTTCAACGGAAAATACAAATCGGCCGCACATTTACGAATATGCTTGCTCAACAATGGCGATTGTTTTATCATTTTGTAGCAGGCGTTGAAACCTAGCTTTGCCTGATCTAGCATTGTGGCGACGTTATATATCTGCGGTGAACCCTCTCCGTCATTGACTAGCATATCATTTTCGACTGCCGCAATTTCCGTTGTCTTGCCGTTCTTTCGGCCTTCGATTATCAGGCATTCGTTATACTGGCGCAGGTTGTTATCGTCAACAAAGCCGAATAATGCTTGCAGTCTTGCTTTTTGAAACAGCTCCAGCTTCAACGGCTGACCTAGTTTTCCAGACGGCAGCTTACAGAATTTTTCGATAAAGTCCGTATGCCGTGTTGCAATAGCTTCGTCAAAATGAAACTCATCAGGGCTTGCAAACCTATTCAGCAGCATTTCCGAAACCTTTTTCATTTTCTCACACGCAACGATACTCCCGTCATAAATGCCAGTAAAATATTTTTCAAATTCCGTCAACGCTTTGCACCGCCTAGGAATTCCAACAGCTCGTCACCCTCAGATTTTTGCAGGCTGTCGAGAATAATGTTTTCAACTGTCTTAGCCATTGCATTGTATTTTCCGATTAGTGTTGCATATGCTTTACTTGCTGGGTGCTCTGTCTTGACAGTAAAACCATTGCCGTTTGTCGCTTCGATGATTGCGCCCTCTGCTTTTATCTTTTTCTGATACTCACTCAGCAGATTTTCCATGTACTCCAGCTGATCTAACAGCTTTATGCCCAGCTCTCTCTTAGCTGGCTCACAGCTATCCACAGCTTTTCGCAACTCGTTCAAATTCTTTTTGATTTTTGCCATTATCAGATTATACCCCCTTATGTGATTTTATGAGCCGTAAAAAACGACCTTTGCCCCCTCGGTATCTTAGGAAAAAATTCAGTCCAAATTTGAGGGGGGTACGGGCATGCCAAATGCGTCAAATTCACATTTTGTTAATTTTTTAGGCGATTTTTGGTAAAAATGACCCTCGAAATTATCATGACATTTTTTGCATACAAATTCGAGATTGGCATGGTTTAATGATACCTCAGGGTCACGAATGTTTGCTGGCGTCAACAATGTTCGGTGATGAACAATATATCCAGCACGTTCGTGACATTCTTCGCAAAGACCGCCGTCAATTAATATGCGTTTGTCGATGTAAGATTGGCGACACTTCTTCCATACTGCGGAGCGGTAAAAGGAATATGCAAAGTCTTTCATAGTGCCGCCCCCATAAAATAAAAATGCCACACGTGGGACACATTGCTAAGAGGTGTGTGTGGCTGATTGGTATCGGCGTCAACATCATTGCAGTATCGACCGATATATCCGCCATAGCTAATGCCATAGCGGAAGTCAGGAGATCTAAAACAAAAGAAGTAAAAAACATGGAGCAGGTTAGGTGATGGCGCACCGCCCCTGCACATTGCCTGAGGGCTAGCCACTCAGGCGTAAAAATAAGGTTGGCTTTTGTTGAGGAGATAACCAACTGACCTTTCACCCTATCGGGCTATTATACAGTATAGCAGATTAATAACTGCATTTCACTGCATTTCACTGCACTCTTTTGGAACAACGATATGCTTCAGGGCTTCGCCGTGAATTTTATATATCGTGCGTTCCGAATAGTTCATATAGTCGGTGATCCCCATTATGTATTCACCATTTTCTTTGTTGAATTTTCCAACCCAGCGCTGATAAAAAAGATACCGCCGTTCAAGAACCTCTCGCTGGTCTGCGTCTGCTACTGCGTCAATGGACTTTTCAATTTGCAGACGTTTGTCAATCAATATCAGTGCCAGTTCCTGCTGTCTGCGTTCGTATTCCGCTATGCGTTCAATGGTGCTTGACATCTTGTCGCCATTGCAACTGCCATGACTAGCACCTGTATTTTCGTATGAAATGCCAGCATATTCTAGTTGCGACCGCAGTTTCTTGACCTTGTTTTCGATAATTTTCACACGTCTCTCGATTTTATAAGCGTTCTGCAAATATTCTTTTGCTGTCATTTCAACCGCCTTTCTGCACCCTGTCGGTCATTTCCGTTGATATCAGTTCCGACAGGTCAATGCCGTATGTTTCTTTCAGATAGCTGGCGTTATTGTCATTATCAAATTCAGCCGTGTCCATGATGTCAAACGTGCTATTCACTGCGTCGATGAATGCACGCAGGCGTTTGCCTTTCCAGCCGTACCACTTGTCTAGCGTCCACAAAACAGTCGCCATTATCTGTTCTGTGATATCCTGCATTATCTCACCCTGCAGTTCGCTATATCTTTTCTGCATTTCCTTTGCGACCTCTTTCTTGATGTCGCTTTGTCTGACGATGTTCGTTCGTGCTTTCACTCAGAATCACCCTTTTCATGCATATACTCTTTAAAGATTTCATCCGTGAATCTTATCTTGTAAGGGAAAACTGCCATTATCGACCCATTAGCGTCCTCTACGATACCTATGGTTTCATTCCGACCTATGCCCCACATATGAAATAACATCTTTTCGCCATTTACAAGGCAAGGTCTTAGCGGAAAATTAACGTTAAGTTGCATATCTCTCATTCTTCAAACTCCTCCATTCTAGCTCCGCAGTTAGGGCAGTATGGCGTTGCATCGCATTCATCATGCCCGTACCAACCGCAGACCGAACATACAGGAATTTTTAATGTTATACGTTTCATCATAATCATAATTTTTTGATTAACGTTTTTATCATCTACAATAGCACAGCTATGACCATTAGTGTACTCTTCTTTTATGCCAAGTTTGTTAGTCGGTACAAGTTTTGTGCGTTCGTGAAATATCCACTTTCCGTGCTTCACCTCCTGCACGTCTGCGGCAGGTTGTTCGTTGATTATATCGGCAATGCTGCTGTTATCACCCAGAATGCCTGTTATGCCTTTTTCGTATATTGGCATACACGCCGCCGATAGTTCGCTAATCAGATTGTCTGCGTCAATATATCTTGCCATGTTATCCCTCCTCATTATTCAAGCCAGATTTTGCTATATTCATCGAAACTTCCGACAAGCTTATCAAATGCTTTCACTTCGGCGCTGTATTCATACCAGTCTTTTGCGTCCGCTTTGTCATATGCCGTTTCAATGTCCTTTATGATCTGCAAATATGAGGTATTTTGGTCTTTCAAAATATCAAAAGCAGCTTTCAAATAGTCATATTTGTATTGGACGTTGAGGTAAGACACTGCAAGCCCAAAGCATTGTCCACAAACGGACAGCAGCTCGTCCTTCGTAAGACGTTTTAGTCTCTTTGCGCTCTCACTTGATGCACATTTCGTGTCATATGACGAAAGTGCAAAGTAATCTTCTTCAAAGCTATCATATCCATAGCACTTGAACGGACTATTTCCGTTTAGCATTATTCCGACAAAAAAATCGTCAAAATGTTCTGACACATAGGTATCATTGACAATGCCCCTCAAACTATCACACTCATACGAAAGGTCTGAGAACATCATTTTAAATTCCTGCTCCTGCTCGTCATCTCCGTCAAGTGCGTTGAGAAGCGTATCATCATCGCCGCTGAAGTAATACTGATATTCCTCGCAAACGGAACTGATGTCGTATAGCTGAGATGTTATTTCCTCAAAATTGAGCTGCGATACAATTGCTTTCTTATAGCGCAGGTTTTTGGCTTTTTCAGCTTTTGTCACTTTTCTCCCCCCTAAAAAGTTACCGTCACATTTAACACAGCCGCCGCCATCCAGTAGACGGCCTTTTTGTAGTCTTTTTGTACGGCGTATATAATTGCCGCTCCCACGTCTAGCAAAATCAGCAACAGTGGGAAAATGTATTCAGGTTTGATTTTTGTCATGTTATCTCTCCTTCTAGTAGTTTTGTCCTATACTGCAAAACCACTCAAAAAACGCCCGCAACGGAATTGTTCCATAGTAAACAACAAACTGCACAGGCTCCAGTATTATGCACCCTATCATGTACAGTACGCATAACACCTTGCGTTTTTTATCCGTAAGCTTTCTTATTCCTTTTATGATTTCCTGCATACGACACCAAACCCACATCATTTCACTTGGAGAAATCAAATCTTCTCTCCAATATCCGTCATATAAATGCCACATGTTATCCCTCCTCAAACTCAGGACACTCCGTCACAGTATATGAATGTATCATGCCCCCTTTCTGAGCCTCATACATTCTGTGCTGACACGTCCTCCAACCCTCAACAGGTCTGTGGTCTATGGACCATGCACAACCTGTGAGGTATTCTCCTGTTATCTTGTCCTTTGTCGGCACTGCGTGTTTGCAGTACCAGCAGAGTGTTGTAGCAGCACTGCATTTTACAGCTTCTATCTTGTCCTTGAAGACTTCGCAAATAGGGTGCTGATAGTTGACTACTTTCGGGCAAAATCCCTGTCTCACGCCATACCTGCACAGTCCATATTTTCCGTTCTTTCTGCCGCAGTTGTCAGGTGATTTCTTAAAATATTTGCAGCTGGTGCAGAATTTGTTGTTAGCCATGTTACTTGCCCTCCTCATACGAACCTAGCCCAGACAGCACATCGAACATATGCTTGATAAATTCTATCAGCTCTTCACGGCTCTTATTTTCAAATTCCGCATAAGGTCTGATGAATTTTTCCATTTCACGCATAACACGCACGCTGTCATTGAATGCTGCTATCACGTTTTCATTAGGTTCGCTCTGCTTTATCTGCTTGTCCAGTTTCTGTGTCAATGCACTTTTTGCTTTCGCCGCTTGCTCCGCAGGAATGTTGTTCAGTGTGGCGGTTTTGTATAGATAATACATAGCCAGCCAGTATATTTCATCAAAAATATTGCTGTCGTTCGGTAGTTCTTCACCACGATATGCTAGCTTGTCAATTTCTGACCTTTCCATGTTTTTTTCACTCCTCTTTTTTTTGATTTTAAAATGGCGGTAAATCTTCGTCCTCAGCCGTGTCGATTTCTTTGAAACAGCCGTAAACTTTGCCCCATTCTACATTGTTGCAGCCGATACGTTTACAAATCTGACTGTAGGCAACTTTGATATTGTCCGCTACGTTACCCGTCAATCGGTTTTTTACAATGGCAATTTTACTTTGAAAATCGTCCTTGTCATCGTCGTTGTTTTTGCTATATGTTAAAACCAAATCAACCCTATTTGTGATGTCACCCGAACCGCTGACACTATCTGCATTCAGTTCAATGCCGTCTGCGGTCTTGCGTGGGTGTGCTATCAATATGATAGCTACGTTATATTTGACCGCTATGTATTTAACAGCATTTACAAAATCAGACTGCGCCCGATACAGCTCTTTGCTGAGATCAACGTCTAGTGCCGTCATGAGGTTGTCAATCAGTATCAGTTTGACATTAAATCTGCGGATAGCTGTTTCAATCGTACCCAGCAATGATATCTTGCCGTCACGTTTTGCATTGTCGCCGTCAAGTTTAATTTCAGCCGTCACAGCTGTGTTGTCAAATATGTACGCCCTATCATCATACCAGTGATTGATTTTGTCGACCACATCATCAGGTATGTCATAGGTTTCATCGCCATATTTGTTGACCGAACGTATAACATTTTGTTTTCCTGCAATCTGTAAATCTAGCCAGCGTTTGAAATGATAGTCAGGCAATTCGCCCGAATAGACGAAAATCGAATACGGATTGCCGTCAAGGTCTGATTGGTCTAACGCATTTGCAATTATCTGTGACGCTAACGTTGATTTACCCTCACCACGCTTGCCCGTGATAACTACCACCTGTCCCATATAGATACCGCCGATATATCGGTCAACATCGTATATGCCAGTCCTGATATGTTCCTGCTTATCCAGGTTGACCGCCTTGACCTGCGATAACTTTTTGACAGCCGTGACAGGTATTTCTTCGGCATTGTTCACGGCATCGCATATCGCTTTGCAGCCGTATTTTTGTAAAATTGCATTTGCGTCCTTTTCGCCAAGATAATCTTGCGCCCTGACAACTTTCAGTTTCTTGTGCGGAAATGATGTAGTAAATTGGTCAACCAATGTTACATGGCCGTGTTCATGGTCTCCGAAAATTACGATTTCATCGAAGCTGTCCACAAAATCATAGCAGAACGGCACCCATGTTTTATTGCTCTGACCGCCTGGCACAGATACCGCATTATCTATCTGACAATCTGCCACCGACAGACTATCTATCTGCCCCTCTGTAACTATCAGCCTATCATGCTTTTCCGTGCATCGGTTCATGCCGAACAGTATCGGTTTTGTGTTCTTTTCAAACCACTCTTTTTGATTGTCTCTACCCTTGACAAAATCTGTCTTGCGATACTTGACCGACGTCAGCACGTTATTTTCATCGAAAAACGGAAACATCAGCAAATTATCACGTTTATCACCGACAGTGATGTTGTATTTTCGTGTGGTGATCTCCGAAATCCCCCTTGACCGCAGGTATTCAACCGCCTTGTCACGTGTGACTATCTTCACAGGTGGTAACGTGCGGTATTTTTTTTTCTGTTCATCGTCAAATTCCAGCGGATAGTTGAAATCCCTAGCCAACTGCACGAAATGACCTGTCATGCCACAACTGCTACGAAAACACTTGAACGCTCCTGTGTCAAGATTTACAGAAAATGTATCTTTGTCATGTCCGCCCCCATTGCAGTACGGACAGTATTTGAAATACAGTTCACGTCCCTTGCGGTGCGTTTCTGCATTCAATGCCACAGCCAGACCGACCACATCATCATCACGCATTGTATATCCCATGTTTTTTCACCTCACTCAAAAATCTGTCCTGCCTGGATTGTCCGTCCGTCTGCCATTTGTGTGCGCTGCGGGAGCAGCATATATTTGTTTTTCTTTGTTTATCTTTGTTATCTTTGTTTCATTGTTGTCAGTTGTTTGTCGGTTGCTTGTCACTTGCTTGTCAGTTGTTTGTCGGTTTGCTTGTCGCTTGTCCTGATACATATCATAGTTTACTATCGTAAATACGCTATATTTGTTAGTTGTTTTGTTTGTCACTTCGTTTGTCAAAATCAGGTGACGAATTGCAGTTCTTACGTTGCGAACTGACAGCCCCGTTTCTTTGGCTAGTGTGCCATAGCTTGCGACCCTCTGCCCCCTGTGAATAGCTTCGCCCTTGAAGCGTTTTTCCTCATAGTTGGCGGTCAAAATTAAATGTTCAAAAACAATGCGTGTCGCAGGGTCTTTGTACCATTCCCAGTTCACTATTTTTCTATGTAAAACTATAAAACCATTTTCTAACATTTAATCACCGTCCAATTTCTGAAGATAATCCCTCAAGGCATAGTATAGTATCGCCTTTATCAGCGTGCCGCTCTCTTGCTTTCGACACGCTATGATCGTGATGTTATATCGTGCCTGCCACGAACAGAACGTTGCCAGTAGTGCTTTCGGTGGCATTTTACTGCGATAGTTGTGTAGTAGGATATTTTCCCACAGTCTATCATCTTCGACCATTAAAAACACCTTTGCATGGTCTTCGACCGACCGCTTGAACTCACGGTCAAAACGTTCTCGCCCTTTCGTGAAATTGCCCACTATTTCGTCCAAATTCGCCTTACGCTCAATAACAACGCTCTGAGCAAGGCTTACAGGTTCACTATTAGGTTTTACGGCTTCACAAGTATAATCACCATAGTTTAACTTGTGTTGTGTATATGGCGTTTCTGTGGCTTTCAGAGCCTTTTCGATATGCCCCCACTTTTGTTCCCGGCTATCAACGATAACCGAGAACGTTTTAAGTGTGGCGTCAATGTCTATCGGGTGCATCAGAATGGCACAGTGTCATCGCCTGCGTTGATTTCAACGAAATCTGACAGATTAGCGTTCGGGTCAAAACTGTCATTGCTGGCTGTTGACGGCTTGTTTTTCAACTCTTCACGCTTCGGGATCGTGAAATTGCCACTGCGGATATCGTTTGCAGGCACGAAACGCTTGCACTGCGTGAACCAGCCTGTTTTGCCGTCCTTTTCCCACTCTTTTTCATTGAAAAGAGCGCCCACGAGTTTGCCTTTCAGGACGTTCTCGTCCCAGTCACGCTCGCAGTCGATATGTAGATTGGCATTTGAATTTTCAAACGCCTGTATCTGCGATTTGAAGTAGCCCAGTGACTTCTTGAACTTGGTCTCGTCACCTGTGTTATGCGGTATACTCAGGCGCATTGAGCCCTTCCACTTCTTGTTCTCCCACTCGTCAGGGGTAGCCTTATACAATTTGTCAAAGAAGCCCTTGAATTCGCCCTCTGCGATGTCGAACTGAATCGCTAGTCTGCTACCCCAATCAGTGGGTTCAACCTTGACATTGAGAATTTTTACCACATATCCGCCTGGCTGGAGCTTTGGCAGCTCTGAAAAACTTATTGCTTCTGCCTGTTTGTAACCTGTAATTCCTATCATTTACTTTTCCTCGCTTTCTGTGTTGTTTGGAGTTAAATTCCAATACTCTCTGATTTTGGTGTCTACGAATTTCAAATCATTTTCGATTTCATCGTCAAACATATCTTCGGGTGATTTTGCAGTTGAAATTCCCCTGGATTGTGTGATGAAATAGTGATGATTTTCGTCAGCTGTGCAGAACAGCACGATTGAAAACAGCCCTTCGACTGTCAGCTGGTTATCCAGCATCTTGCCGATAGTTTTTGCTTTGTATTTGCCCCCGTCGGTTAGTTCGACATGGTGCAGAAAATACACGATAACGTCTGACGGCAGGTCATTTATAACAAATTCTATTAGCCGTTCAAAACTGACCGCCATATCAGTGAATTTTCCATATCCTAGTTCTTTTGCCTTGTCGAAACTGTCAAATGCCATGAGATACTGGCTGTCATCAATGGCAAATGCCTTTGATTTCGATTGAAACATAGCCGCCTTGATAACATCATAACGGCTCTTGCCTTTGTTTGCTTTTACAAGTTTTGCCACCGAAAGCGTCGCAAGACCATTGTTCTTGAACGGCAACGGCTTGCCAGCGACGTTGAAAATGCTTATCTCGCCTGGCTTGAAATTTTTGAGGGAACGGCTCTTGCCGCTGCCACTTTCACCCTCGATTAGAACGGGTAGTCCCATGTTTTTTATTCCTCCTCTTTGATTTCCAGTGGGCATTGGGTGCCCACAAACGTGTCTGGTAAAAATACGATTTCGTCGGTCAGATTGCACCGTCCTGACCGACGGCTGAAAAACCTGCAATACTTGCAGGCGGCGTATGTCACACCCTTATTGTCAACAGGGAATGCGGTTTCAACTACCGCATAGCCCCTGGCATATTTCTGAACGCCGTTGCCAAAACTAGCACTCATAGCAGATTCAGATCCTCCTCGTCATAATCAGTTCCTGCCAGTTCGGCAAGGTCATAGATTGAAATATCGTCGTTCTGGTTGATTTCTTCAATCAGGATCTCACGGAAACAGTCCTTGCAGTAGTCCTTGCCTTCGTAGCAGAAAACATTTTCATTTGCAAGGTCTAACTGTTCTCTGCATTTGTCGCATTCGACCACTGTGTAATTGCGGTCTCTTCCACAACATCTGCATCCGTCAGGACAGCCGACGCAGTCATTAGTAGTGTAGCGCATTAAACCGCCTCCTCTTATAACAGAAAAATGCGATACCCCTATACATGAAGAAATACAGTCCATATTCGCTATTAATTACCTCGGCACCGACCTCTTTTGCCACTGCCCAAATGTCAGGTGTGAAAATCTGAACGTTTGTCGTGGCATAATCAGACGGCAAAGTGTCACTTGTCATCATAGGGTAAACGCCTTCGGTAACAGTTCCACACTCTTGCGTTTTTTTCATTTTAAGTTCCGTTAATGCCATGTCAGCCATAGCGTCAAGCCTTTCTTTTACTGTCATGTTTTCGCCCTCTTCTTTCCAATATCGCTGGTTCTGCCAGCTTAAAGTCTTTGCAGGGGTAACGCCTGCTACTCTCCAAACAACCTTTCAGGTACTTGCAGTCAAGGCAAGAATAGTTAGTCACTATGCTCACCTCTCAGCCTCTCGATATTTTTCTTTAAAGCTACGATATATCCCGTCAGATACTCGTTCGGGTAGTCGTTAATGGCTATTTCTGATATTGCCTCTAGCTCCTCTTGACAAATGTCAAGAAGTGTGCTATCGTTAAGGTGTATGTTATTGGTATCTTCTTTTACAGATACCTCCGAGCTTGTGCCTGTTGCCGCAGGTGCAGGCTCTTTTTCTTTCTCGG